TTCGACGCCGTGCCCATCGTCGTTGAATAGCCAACTGCGTCCTGTGCGATGGTCGTCACCACGTTAGCCGTCAGTGCGTAAACAGATGATCGACCGTAGGTATGGCTAACTATGACCAACAATCCATTGGTGGCAGGAAATGTGAACTTGCCCCCGGCTGCCAATGATACGGTGTCCAGCCCCGCCAGTGTATGCCCGTCAGCCGGTTTCGTAATCGCCGTGGCCCCGCCGCTGGTACCAATGCTCACGTTTGAAAATGTCTGCGTGGCCGTAAACGATTGCGCCACCGCAAGCCGGGCAAACTTCCCAACGTCAACTTTGCGGTCTTTGTCTGTAGAGCCTGCCGAGCCGTCTACCAGCCACATGTAGTCACCGCTGACCGGGTCCGTGCATTCGTTGAGATTCTCGATATACCGTGGCATTGTTTAGCTCCTACAAAATGACTTCGCTGAATGCGTCCCACAGACCACGCACCGCCTGCTTGATTTCCGGATCAGTCATGATCGCTTTGGCCGTGTCGACCGTCACCACCGCCCGCACCATGCCCTGCACCATCCCGTCGGGGTTGCGCAACGTTTCTACCGCATAACTTGCCCGGCGTTGTTGGCGGTTCTGGGCTTTTTCTCCCTCTGTCGGGTCGGCGGCCTTGTTCATAATCGTAATAGCCTGTGTGATCATCGCCTGCCGCACCCGGCCCACGAATGCGGCGTCGTTTGATTGCTCTACTTGCTGCGCAAAATCTAGTGCCATGTATCGCTCCTGTCCTAGTGACTAAATGATGCCGTACTGCGCACATTCATCAGTGCCACGTTTGACACCACTCCGGTGAATTTTATCTTCTCGGCTGCCGGGTCAAATACAGCCGCCGCCTTGATGGTCGTGCCCGAATAGGCGAGCATTTGTATCTCGCTCGTCTTTGCCAACCCGTACCCAGATTCGATATACAACGTGCCGCCAAAGCCGGCGTCATAGAACGTGTACATCCGGCCAACGCTTGTAAAATTGATAGCCGTACTGGTGTAGTTCGAGGCAATCGTAATGCCGGAGGCGTCCATTGTCACCGCCCCGGCGCCCGCGTAAATCTTCCCGTCGCTGGCGCTGGCATACCATTGTTCGGTGCCGCCGGTGTCAACGCCCCGCAGTTTCCCGGCCGATGCGCTGTACTCAAGTTTCGCCGAGCCGCTGCCAGTGCCGAACCGAAAATTCCCGCTGCTGTCGATGTAGGCACCAAACGCCGTGCCATCCCAGTAGCCGACGTTGGCGTTGGTCATGTATAGACCCGCCGCCTTGCCTGACATGGCGGCGTTGGTTGCCTCCAGGAAAGCAAAATCCTGATTGTCCGCACCTGCCGGCCCGGTTGGTCCTGTCGCTCCAGTGGCGCCAGTGGCCCCAGTTGGCCCCGTCGCTCCAGTAGAGCCCGTCGCTCCCGTCGCCCCGGTTGCCCCCTGGTCCGCCAACAGCCCCCACATCGCACCGGTCCCCGGCGCATTGCCCCCCGCCGAAGTGTGCGCCGTGTCGGATATCCAGCTCTTCCCGCCATAGCTGACGGCGTCCTGCACCGCATATGCCACGCTGCCGGCACTCCACGCACCACGCCAGGTCATTGTCTGGATCGGAGCGCCGCCGGGCAAATACAGATTGCCGTAGATCGTTACGCTGCCTGCATAGCTGGCATTGCCAATCGTCAGGTTGCCGGTGATCGGGTCAAAGTCAAAGCCAGTTGTGGCCCAACCGCCGCCGACGTTGGTGCCAAAACGCACCCGCCCGCCCGCCTCGAGCGTCACCGTGTCGTTGACGCCATCGTTCAGCGTCAACGGAATTTGATAGAGCTTCATGCCCAGGTTCGTGGCGTAGAAATATGGCTCGTTGGCGTCGCTCAGGTCTGTGCCAGCCGCAATGCCATACTGCTCGATGCCGCTCAGCCCTGGCACGCCTACGCCGTCCAGCCGTCCAAGGCGCACATGGGGCACGATGGCCCCGGCGCCGCCCGACCACACATCCGACCCGACCGTGAAAATATCGATGTACGGCGCATAGTTCAGATCCGCCGTCATCAAGATGCGCCCGTCGCCTTCCTCGCCATAACTGACAATGCCGGTGCCGGCCGGGATCGTGGTCGCCGTGCCGCTCTTTTTCTCCACATGGTACCGGTAGTACGTACTCATGTCCGTGATGCTGTTGATGCGCAGCCACAGGTCATAGACGCCCGTGCCGTTGAAATACTTTGTGCGCACCACCCAGCCGACGGTAAACACCTGTGCGTGGCCAGAAACCGGGTCCGTAATGTCAATCCAGTTCTCAATACTGCGTGCCGTCATCTGTGTGCCGCTGCCGGTCACGCTGTCCGTGCGCAGGTCCATCTGCGTGCCACTGCCGGTTCCGCTCGTAGTGCGCAGGTCCATCAACGCTTCGTCACCCGAGTCGCTGATTGTGGCGTCATTCTCCAGCTTCGCCGCTGTGGCGATCATCATCGTGCCGCCGGTGGCATGGAATTCGTCCATCACGAAGATCGATGCGTGGAACTCACCGCGTGCGACGATGTTGTTGAACTCCGCATTGCCGGTCGAGGAAATCTGCCAGCCCGTCAGCCCGCTGGTAAACCCCGGATTACCGCTTTGCAGATTGCCTGCCGAGTCCAGCACGATCAGCTCGTTACCGGACACATCCTCGACCCGCCACAGCCGCCCGGTTTGGCCTGATTTCTGCGTGACTCGCAGGGTGTGGTCAGCGTTGGCAGTGGCCACCACATCGAGCGTCGCCGCCGGTGTGCGGTTGACACCAATGCGATTGTTCAGTGCATCGACATAGAGCAGGTTGGTATCGAGCAGCAAACTGCCGTTGGCGTCAGTGGCCAGCACCTTCGCCGTCGCCGCCGGGTTGCTGCTGCTCGTCAACCGGATAGCATCGGCCTCGACGGTCAGCCCGGTGGCCCCGGTGTTGGCCACAGCCACAGCGACATTGTCGCCAGAAATAACCAGCCCGTCGCCGGCATTGACCGACAACACCCCGCTCGCATACGCCAAGCCGGCCCCGGCCGCACTGCTCGCCAGAATGACATTGTCGCCGGAGATGGCCAGCCCATCCGCCACATTCACCGAAAGCACGCCACTGGCATGCGCCAACCCAGCCCCGGCCGCCCCGGCCGCCAACGAAATCACCTGCCCCGCCACCGAAATGCCCGTGCCGGCCGTCGCCGCATCGTGATGCGCATTCGCATCCAGCACGTGCGCACTGATATCCACCCCATCAATCGTCACGCCCGCCGTCACACTCAGATTGCCGATGAGGCTCCGGGTCCCATCCCGCAGCAGAAACTGCGGCGCCTGCGCATCGGCAATCGTTCCCGTGTGCAGCGAAAAATCGTGCGCCGCCACCGAGCCGCCGCTGCTGCTGCTGCCGCCCCGGCTCGCTGCCGCAATCCACGGCAAAATGTATGGTTTCAGGTCCTGCGCCAACTGCGAAATCTTCTGCGCCATGGTTATCCTTGTCGCACCCTCAGCAGCTCCGCCAGGCTCGGCGTCCCCGCAAACTCCACCACCAACGCCATGCCCGCCGCCTCAAAGCTCGCCCGCTCCACAAACGCCGGCGAGATCCCCGCCGTCGCCGCCAGTTCGCTCGGCAAATCGGCCAGCTCCACCCAGCGGGCCACCGGCAACACGCCCGGCTCCCACTCGCCACCCGCCGCATCCAGCATCAGCACCCGCCCCCCAGCGACTGACAATAAAGGATTGTCGGTCGCCGATGAAGGCTGCGCATACAGCCGCACCACCCGGTCATCCGTGTAATCGAACAGAATCCGCCGCCCGTCGCTCATCCCGATCTCGAGCAGCCCTTCCATCGCATCCCACGCCGTCAGCGCCGCATCCATCGTCGGATTCGACACCACGCCCGCCGTCAGCGTAGTGTCATAGCCCTCCATAAACTGCGCCGCCGTGTCGATGTGCGTCGCCAGCTGCGTGCCGATATCCTCGCTACCCCAGATCTGGTACGGCAGATACCAAACCGGCGCCATCGCCTCCCACGCCGAGCCCGTCCACTGCTTGCAGGTCCCCGATACTTCCGTGGTCATGCCCGTCAGCAGGTACGTGCTGGGGTCCACCGAGCCGCTGCGCTCCACCACCACCCAGTAGGTAGTCCCGGCCACCAGCGCCACGGCGCTCATCGTCACCCACACCCAGTCCACATCCGTCGTCAACGAAGTCGCCGCCAGCGTGCCCGTCGCAATCACTGTACCTGGCGAGCCGCTGCTGTTGCTGCACAGCTTCACGGTCAGGTTGTCCACCGGGCTGCCCACCTTCCCGGCCCGCACCGCCACCTGCGCCACCGTCGCCATGTTCGTCGCCGGCACAAACGACTGACCCACGCGCACGCCCCGGTGCGCCACCGTCACCGTGGCCGCCGGGTTCTCCGAAGTAGGCGAACCCGTCACCGACAGCCGCTGCGGCTGCGTAATCGCAATCGAAGGCCCCGCCGCCTCCGTCACAATCGAGCCGCCAACCGCAATGTCGGTCGTAATGTGGTCCGTGCCCGCCCCGTCCAACCAGTGCCAACCCGAGTTCGAAGGCGAGCCGGTGATGTAGATCCAGTGGTCGATCAGAAAATCACCCAGGATGGCGCTCACGCTCTCGATGTCATCCGTAGCGTCAAACGAGATCCCGGAGTTGGTCACCGCCACCACTTCCTCATCGGTCTCCGCCGCCACCGTCCACGTGCCGTCGTTGCTGGCCGAACCGGAAATCGTCACCTGGTGCCCGGCCTTCAGCGCCCCCAGCCGGCCAAACGTGTCATGCAGCGCCCCGCCGCCAAAGCCGATGGTGGTGGAGGCAACAATGCCCCAGCCGATCGGCTGCTCCTGCTCATCGCCGCTGTCACCCAGGAACGTCACCCGCCCATCCAACCGCTGCACATACCGCCATTCCAGCGTCCGAGCCCAGCCCCGGCAGTGCAGCACCGCCACATCCTCCGCCCCAGAGCCCACGGCCCGCAGCGGCTGCGGATAGGCGAACCGGCTCAGGATGTTCGTCTGCTTCTGCGCCGCCAACGTCGCATCGCTATCGCCCAGGCTGTGGACCAGCTCCCGATAGCCATACGTCGCCACGCTGGTCGCATCCTCCGCCCACGATGTCTCCGCCGCCTCGGGCAGATCCCCGCCGGTGGAATAGACCATCTTCACCCGGTTGCTCATGCCGTCCAGCGAGGCCCCCACCTGGAGCCGCCCCAACGCCACATCCACCCGGTGCACATAGCCCCACCACAGCCCCGTCCCGCGCTCATTTTCAACACGCACGCCATAGCGCACCCAGTCCAGCAGCGCCACCAGCGCCGCCCGTGGCCCCCGCACCTCCACCGTCGCCTCCGCCGGCCCGCCAACGGCCGCAGCCGACCACCGCAACGGCGTCACCTTCAGGTCAGCCGCCACAATCACATCATTAAACGAGCGGTCCAACATCGAGACTGCAAACATCCTGTAACCTCAGTTACAACTAAATCGTATGATACCGAGGCCGATACCACGCCCGCACCGTCAACTGCCGGGTAGGCGTGAACGTGGCGCCCTCATCAAACAGCACGTGCATCCGGTTCACCCGGTTCGGCCACACCATCAACGGCTGCCCATACGCCCGCACAATCGGGTATTTCCCCGTGCCGTCATACAGGTACGCCCCACCGTCAATGCCATTGTCTTCAATCGCATCGCCGTTGTCGGCCGTGTACCCGATCTGCTTCAACTTGCGGAAGCCGTCGGTCGCCATCAACTGGACAAAGTCCAACACAATCGAGCCGGAAGCCGACGAACGCACCGTAATCACCAGCGCCGCTGCAGTGGTCATCACCTCGTAGCCGCCGGGCGGAATCGGGAAGGTCCCCAGGTCCAACAGCCGGCCGGAGACCAACACCTCCCGCCCGCTCCACAGCGCCTGGAACACCCCACCGATGTACGAGCCCACATGCGCCTGCACGTAGCAGCCCGTCGTAATGCTCGTGTTCGCCATCAACGCCCGAAAGTAACGCCCCTGCGTCTGTCCCAGCAGCGTGTTGTCCAGGTCAAAGGTGTAGTGGCGCGTCGCATGCGTACTGCTGCCCACCCAGCTCACCGAGGCCCCACCCACCGCCGCCGCACCCAGCAGCCACACATCAGCCGTCGCCGGCGTCGAAAAGACGTTGTTGCACAGGTACATATTGACCCACGCCACGCCCGCCCCGGCCGCATTCGTCACCCGGATCTTCGCCGGCGTCGGCAGCGCCCCGGTGATCCGGTTGGCAGCTGCCTGAAAATAGTTTGTGTTGCCCGCGTTGTCGTTGTTGTAGACCGTGACGCCGCTTACCCGCTCTGTCTGGCTCGAGCTGGAAAGATAGATCTCCGTCTCTTCGCCCTCCCACCAGTCCTTCCGGGTCCACGTCACCGCCACCTCGACCGTGTTCGTGGTCGACTTTAGCCGGCGCTTGCTGGGGTCTTCGCTCCAGGTGAGGAAGCCATCGAGCAGCTCGCTGCGGTAGGTATTGCCGGAGTCCTGCGGCGTGAAGGTCACATAGCTCTTGGCTGAACCCGTCGCATTGCGAATCCGGGCATCCTCCAGCATCTGTTCAATCGCCTGCGTCGCCGCCTGAATAACCGCCGCCGTGCCCTCGAGCACCAGCACGGCCGTCTCGGTCACCTCATTGCCATCGCCCCGAGTCGGAAAATAGGTAGACCCCAGATGAGCCGTCCCATCCCCGCTCAGCGTCAACGTAGTCCCACCGTTATACAGCCGTAACAGCATCAAGCCCCCCAATCACCAATCAACCAATCAACCAGTCCCATCGACCGACAAGAAAACGTTGTCAGTCGTTACGCCAACCCCGCCGCAATCATCCCCGCCACCCGATACGCCTGGCGTTGCAGATCCCGCTCATTGTCGATGCGCACGCCGTTGATCGTCACGTTCACCACCGGCGCCCCGCCGCCCCCACCCGAGAAGCGATTCGACTGCCCGTTGGTCATCACCTCCGCTCCCGGCGGCATTACCACCAGCTCCGGCCCCCGCTCCCCAACCAACGTCAGCCCGCCCGGCGCCCACGATGAACCGCCGGCCCGTCCGCCATTCAGCCATCCGCCGATATCCGGAAGAGACCAGCCGGCCAGCGGATTTACAAAGACCGCCGTGGCCAGCCAGTCCTTAAAGCCAACCAGATTATCCCAAACCGACTGCACGCCCTCTGCAACAGCGTTCACCGTACCGGTCAGCCCACCCCATATTGAGTCCCAGAATGCCTTGATCCCGTTGAGAATCGGCTGAATCTTCACGCCAAGATCCTCCAGCGTCTTCAGCACAACATTCTTGACACCGCCGATAACCAGCGCCGCCAGCGACAGCAGGTTGTTCAGCGAATCGCCCGTGAACTTCACAAAGCCGTCAATAATGCTCTTGCCCGCCGCCCAGGCCGCCGTCCAGTCGCCCGCAATAAGCGCCGTGACCAGATTCACCATGCCGGTGATCGTCGTATTGAGCATCGTGATAAACACCGTGACCTGCGAGATCATCAGACCGAACGTAGGCGCCAGCCCGCCGATCACGGCTGCGAAGTTATTGACCAGCAAAACGGTGATGGCCCCGAACGTCGCCGCCAACATCTGCCCGAGCATCAACAGAATCGGCGCCACCGTCTGCCACAGCGTTGTCAGTGCCGTTTGCAGCTCGGTAAACTCCGGCCCCAGTGCGGCAAACTGCGCACCCATCCCGGCAAACGCCTCTTGCACGCGGGCAATCGCCGGCGCCAACAAGGTTGCCAGTTGCGTCCATCCCTGCGCAATCACGCCGCTCGCCTCGCCGGCCGCCGTTTGAAGTTGTGCAAAATAGGGAGTAATCGTCGCGACCGCCGTCGCCGTAATGCCCTGGATGTTGCCAAAATTCGACGCCCACGCCGCCGCCAGCAACCCCACAGCCAAGATCGTCAACCCGATCGGGCTGACCAGAAACCCAACTGCTGCGCCTATCCCGGTAATCAGCAGCATCGCCGGCCCGGCCGCCGCCGCCACCGCCAGGAACGCCAGCGCCGCGTTGCGTGCCGGCTCCGGCAGATTGCCAAAAGCCGTCACCGCCCCAGCCACCGCCAACACCATCCCGGTCAGCGATTCCAGAAACGGCCCGCTCATTTGAATCATGAGCGATTCAAATGAGCCCTTCATTGTCTCCAGCGCACCATTCAACCCGCTCATGCGAGCGCCGGCAGTTTCAGCGGCTGCGCCCTGCTGACCCACGGCTGTGCTCATCGCATCAAACGACGCCGATCCCTCGCTCGCCAGAATCGTCGCAGCCCGAATCGCATCGGCGCCGAAGATTGTGGTCAATGCAGCATTCCGTTGTGCATCATTCAGGCCGCTGGTCGCGCTCTCCAACTGTGCAACAATGTCACCGAAGCCCAGCATCTGACCTTGAGCATCATAGACATTCAGCCCCAGCTCTTCCATCAAGCCGGCCGCCTCGCCTGTGGGCGCCGCCAACCGCATCAGCATGGTCTTCAGACTCGTGCCGGCGTCGCTGCCTCGAATGCCATTGTTGGCCAAAATGCCGAGGCTCGCCGCCAGGTCATCAACCGTTTGCCCGTTTGACGAGAAAACCGCAGCTGCCATCTGAAAACCCATGGCCAGGTCACCGATATCCGCACTGCTGGCGTTGGCAGCAGCGGCCAACGTGTTTGCCACTGTTGCCGTGCTCTTGGCCGGCAGGTTAAAGGCGTTCAGCGCACCGGCGGCAATTGTCGCAGCTGAAGCCAAATCAATTCCACCGGCAGCGGCAAGATCCAGCACACCGGCAATCGAGTCGCTGACCTCTTGCGCAGTCAGGCCCGCCTTCGAAAGCTCGAGCATGGCGTCAGCCGCATCGCCTGCGCCAAACACCGTGCTCTCGCCAAGTGCCAGCGCCTGCTCCTCCAGCATCGCCATCTCTTCTGCCGTGGCGCCGCTCACCTGCGCCATGATATTCATGCTCTGCTCAAAGTCGCCGGCAGAAGTTAACGCAACCGCTCCCAACGCCACCAGCGGCGCCGTCACCCCCAGGCTCAGCATCTGTCCAGACGAACGCATTGAAGCCGCCAGCCCATCAATGCTGCGCTGCGCCCCGTCCGTGTCGATAACAATCTCACCATACGCCGAGCCCAGATTGACGCCCATCCATTCCCCCATCCCCACAATCACCGACTGACAACAAACGATTGTCAGTCCATCACCAAACCCCGCTCTCCGGAATCACCATCTTCCGATCCACCATCGCCGCCAACGGTGCGAACTCCTGCGTTGGCGCACCTGGCTTATCATCGAGCAATCTTTCAAGGCGATGGATAGGTTTCCCGGATTTGTCCCGTTCGGCCAGCTTCGCCTCAACCCACCGCCCCAACGCCAGCGTTGCATGATCCAGCTGGAACGCTTCCCAACTTTCACCCGGCAGGCCCAGCAGACCGCTTGGACGTTGACCGTACGTGGCCGCCAGCGAGTGAAGCCGCCAAAGCTGCGTCTTGCTCTCCACGAAAGGGCTGTAGCGCCGTCGTAACCTCGTTCGCCCACTGAAAGATGGCCAAGCGATCACCGTAGGGCAGCTCCATTACGTCAAGCTCTTCCGGCGCCATCAAACAAGCAGCGCACGCCAGGTTGACCACCTCGCTGTGCTGCTGAAAATCCTCCAGCGTCACCACGCGGGCAGTGCCCGATGTCAACATCTTCTCCAGCTTCGGCCGCAGCTGCAGCGGGATGTTCCCCCGCTCCGCCAAATCCAAAACCGCCACTTTCTTCAGCGTCACCTCCAAACCAGACGGCAACACCATCACCGTACCCACCGCCCGCTGCTTGCGCCACTCTTCCAAATTCATAGGTCACTCCAGAATCCCCGTTCATCCCGAACCAAGTTTCGGGAACATCCCCCCCGCTCCCGCCGCTTGCGCAGCCGGGCCGCCACGCACCACGGACAGTCGCACGAGAAATTGCGTTCCAGCGCCATCCGCTCCAGCCGCCGGTCACCCCGCACCCAGGCAAAGCGGGGAAGCCGGGTCAAACGCTTGATGCGCCGCACCTCCGCCGCCCGCCTGGATGCCGTGGTGCTCATGTTAGCTCGTCGGCAACGTGGTCGCCGTCTCGTTCTGCACGATGGTGTAGAGCGCCGTGCCGTCGTCGATGGCAATGCCCTCGCACTTCTGCACGTAGAACTCGCCATCTTTGAACTCGCCCTCGATGCCGCCCATGATCTTCGCCTTGACGATCTTGACGTGGATGTCGTCCGTCCCATCGCCGAGGCTCTTGCCGTAGATTTTGAAGTAGGGCATGGCGTCGCCTGCGCGAGCGATGACCGTGTTGATCTCCGACGAGCCGGTCCCGCTTAGGGTCACCGTGCGCCCGGTCATGATGGCAAGACATTCCAGCGAAATGCCGCCCGCTTCCAGCTCCCAGCTCAGCTTGTCGGTAAAGGCAACGGTCGCTTGCACAGCATCATCGCCGTGCATCTCACCCGAGTTCATCTCTTCCTTGAAGCTCAGCGTCATGGCAGCCGGCAGATCCGCCTGCACCGTGCCGCCGATATTCGTGACCTTCACATCCCGCAGTCCGAATGTTCGGACAGTCCCTGTCAGTGCCATAGTCCTATCCCCCTGGTTGTCTCAACCTGTTAGAGCGCAGCGTCCGTCTCGCGCTGCACAAACTCAAAAACGCCCGATGAGTTGCTCACCGCAACCCCCGCTGCGCTCGTCACAAAGAATTCGCCTTGCCGGAAAGTCCCCTCGATGGCCGTCAGCTTGCACCGGTACATCTTGCAGTAGATTCCCCCGGTCCCCTCACCCTTCGCCCGGCCATAGATGCGCACATATGGAAATTCCACGCCCGCATCCGCCGTCAGCGTCAACGTCTGGTTCGGCGTCGACCCGGCCGCCACCGTGCTCTCCCCGGTCAGCTTCGCCAGCACCGCCAACGAAATCGCCCCGGCCTCCAGCTCCCAGTCAGCGCCGGCCAGCACGCCGCTCGCCCCGATCAGCACACCCTCCGCTGCGAACTCCGCCGCCGCAATCCGCGGCGCCACATGCAGCAGCATCGCCGCCGGCATGCTCACCGCCCCGGAACCGTCGTAGCTGGTCAGCTTCACTTCCCGAAGCCCAAAGGCCGCCTGCCCAAACGTCAGCGTCGTCATGGTTACTTGGACCTCGCCGCGTAATAATTGCAGACCACCATCGCCGCCTCAATCCCCGGCGCCTCCAGCCCCAACAGGTCCGCATCGTGCCGGATCTCAAAGAGGCCCGTCGCCCCAGCCAGCTGCTGCCGATGGAGCAGCGTAAATATCCGCAGGCGTGCCGTCTCCAGCGCCGCAAAGCTCGCCCGAGCGTACAGCCACACCGAGAAATAGAGCCGGTGACCATACTCCACACCGCCGAACGGCGTCTCCGTGCTCGCCCGCACCAGCGCCGTCGGCAGCAGCTCCAGGTAATCGTCATACGCATCCGGCGTCCCCTGCCGGCTCACATCCATCACGGTGCGCCCGTCATAGATCCCGCCGGTCAGCGTCGCCACCAACGTCGCATCACCCGTCAACGCCGTCATCACCTGGTCAAGCATGCCCATCTCCCCAATCAATCAACGACTGACAACCGTTTATTGTCAGTCGCCCGTCTGCGCTTCCATCTGCCGTTTCAACTGGTACAACTCTCTCGCCAGAATTGCCACCGCCGCCGCCACCTCGTTCACCCGGTCCGTCAACGTCCGGTTGTCCTTCGTGTCATTCAGCACCGGCAGCTTCACTACCGGTGGATAGGTCATGTCGTCGCCATCCACGTGATGGCTCCGCTCCCGCTGGTCCAACTCATCACTGGCAAAATCGTCCGCCTCTCGAAAGTCCAGCATGGCCGCCTCCTATCGCAACGTCTCTTTCAGCAGCTCCATCAGCTCGTCATAGTGCGCCTGCATCGTGCGCATGATCACCGCATACCGCCCGCTGTTCGCCAGCTCCAGGTACACGCCATAATCAATCACCGCCCCGTGGCTCAAGTACAACACCACAACCTTCGCCGCAAAGTCCGCTTCTGCCGTCCCGAAGAGGCCGCTGCGAGCGTTGCCGGTGCGGTCCGTCCAGCGTGCCGTCGCCTTGGCGTCGTTCTGCATCACCGTGGCCACATACTGCGCCACCGCCGCCACCGCCACCAACACCCGGTCGCCGTACCGTTCCACCGCATCCGCCAACACCGACGGCGGCGTAATCCAGCGAATGCCCGGCATGGTTACTGCACCAACTTCGCCTCAGCCACCACGGCCGCCCGCTTGTTCTGCTGCACCAACACCACCTCATACAGATTACCGCTGGCTGTGAACCGGTCGCCCGCCTGAATGTCCAGGCTCGTGGTCCCCAGCACCAGCACCCGCCCAACCGCCTGTTGCAGCCCGCCCGGATCCACCGTCTGACCACTGGCAGCCCCGGCGCCGGCAATCCGCACCGTCTGCGCAGCCAGCGTCGTAGCGCCCCGCCGGATGGTGATACTCACACTATTGTCATTGCGAATTGCCAACAGGTCAGCCGCAGCTGCGGTCCAGTCCATCATGCCAACACCCCGTTGCCGTCATACTGCGAGCGCCCGCCTGCAGATCGCCGAAACGGTCGCAGCGCCACCTGGTACTGTTCATACAGCCGGGTCGCCTGCTCGCCCAACGCCCGGCCGGCGTTGCTCTTGTCAACCGACTCATCGCCGATCTGGTACTTCCACCCGCCGCCGCCCGCCACGCCGGCCTGCGCACTCAGCGCCAGGTGCTGCGCATACAGCATGGCAATCCGAGCGCCATTTTCGGTCAGCCGCGCATAACTGTCGGTCGCCAGCTGGTAGAAACCCGCATAGCGTAGCGTGCGGTCAATCGTGTACGTTGGTGTCGGCTCAATCCGCAGGTTAGAACCCTCGATGTAGATGCGCTCGCGGGCGCCATCAATCCGCCCCGCCACCAGCGCACCCGTTGTCATGTTGACCGTGGCGTCACGGCTCACCGCCTCCAGCTGGATCAGCGAGGCAAAATCAGCCGGCAGCGCATAGGTCGCCGTGCCGTTGACCACTGAAATCGTGGCAGAGCAAAGCAGCGGAATGTCAGCGCCAAACTGCGCCACCGCATCCTTCACCAGCTGGTCATAGTCCGTAGGCTGCCCGCCCACCGCCGGGACCAACGCCAGCAGCCGGGCCGACAGAGTCGCCAACGCAATCGCCATGATTTACTTCCCGCCTTTGCGCTGTTTCTTCACCGCCACAGGGACCGCAGCCGCCTCTGCTGGCGCCGGATCGAAGCCATCGGTGAACGGAATCACCTCATCAATTTCCGGGCCTGTAACCTCAGTAACAGCCCCCGCCAACCCCATCAGCGCCGCCACCCGGTCATCCACCACCACCAACTCCCCCGCCAACCACAGCCGGTGCCCGATCACTTTGTCTTCTGTCATCCGTACCAGCATCGCTCCCCCCAATCCACCAATCCACCGATCACCCCGCCAACGACTGACAACTACCTCTTGTCAATCGACCGGGACGCACCCACCCAGATGCGTCCCGGTCCTGTCAGTCTTACGCCACCTTGACGTGCGAGACCTTCTCGACCACCGGAACCTCAGTGCCGTTGAACTCTTCAACGTACCACTGTTCCGCCGCCACCAGCTCACCGCTGGAGTAGACGGGGAACGGCCCCTTGAGCGCCATCGGCTGGAAGGTCCGCTGCGCCACAAGCTCCCGATTCGTCACGAGCACATAGGCGTCGCTCATGACGGGAGTGTGGAACACAGGCAACCCCTTCACCCCGCCGGCAAACCCGGCAGCGCCGAGGAAGGCGTTGGTGAAACCGGTGCGGTCAAAACCTTCCCAGTTGCTCAGCCGTTCGCTGTTCGTGGTGCTCATCACAATGCTGGTCGGCGTGTAGTAGCGGTTGGCCACCTTCGCCTTCGCCAGACCGATGTACTGCACCAGCAACGCCACCGCATCGCTGGCCGCCGTCCAGGTTCCGCCCGAGTTGGACGCCTGCTCCGCCGAAGCCGCCACGGCCCGGTAGAAGATATCCTTGTCGATTTTCGTCCGGATCTTGCGGATCAGGTTCGCCAGCGTGCGCCCAACCACATCGTAGCCAAGCTGGCTGCGGCTGAAGACCACATTCTCGTTGGTGATGTAGGTCGACAGACGGTCAGCCGCAATCTCCATCGTGATGTAGGCCAGCGTGTTCTTGGCGCCCTTGATGGCGGTGTTTTCACCGCGACGAATCGCCTCATAGGTGTAGTCGATCTTGAGGCTCTGCCCATCCGTGGTCGCACCGGCCGCCAGGGTCTTGAGATTCCCAAGCGCATAGTCGATCACATAGTCAGTGCCTTCGG